GATAATAAGTCAGGGTTAACCGGAGTTCACTGGGTGAAAAAAGAATGTAAATGGATCGCCATTATACAAGTCAATAAAAAACCAAAGTGTCTAGGTTTGAACGAAGATAAATTTGAAGCGTTTTGCGCTCGGTTATCGGCTAATAATAAATATGGTTTCCACGCCAATCATGGTGGGGATAAAAAGGTGAGACTATGAGTAAGTCAGAACAAAAACGAATTTGCGTGCAGTCTGAATGCGCTGTTAGGGATGAATTAAGAAGTCGGCTTGACGTTAAAGAAAAGGAATTACAGAAGTATAAAGATGTTGCTGAGGCTGCTAAACCATTTCTATCGGGCGATGTAGTTGACGAAACATGCGGCACTATTCCTTTAATGGAAGCTTTAGAGAAAGCCCTTAACCAGTTAGAAGGTGGAAGTGATGGAAGCTGAGTTAAGAGTATTAAATAGAAGGGTTCACGACCAAAGAACAAGTCATAAAGAGATTTTGCAGCAGCGCACTAGATCGGTTTGGGTTGATGGAAGCACAACCGAAAACGGGCGTTATGATTGGTCTGAGTGGAAAGATATCCCTGTTGTTCAGGAGGATTAATAAATATGAATACTAAAGAATTAGCAGAAGCTATGTTAGACGGCTCTTTAAATTACGTTCCAGAGGATGATGCGTGGACTATTGCGGAGGAATATTTAAAGCTAGAAAAGGAATTACGGAAGTATAAAGATGTTGCTGGTGATCAAGCAAACGACGAAGGCTTGTGGTTTGACGCTCAAACAGCACCGGAGGCTTACTTACAAAGAAAGCTGAGAGAGCTACATGCAGTAATAGAAGGCGAAAGCGAATGAACAAAAACAAAAACATTTATCTGCTTGATTTAGGTGATGATATTGTTTGGTGTGACTGCCCTGAGCCGTCAAACGATATAGAGCCAGAAGATGTCACGAAATATGTAAGGGAGGATGTTGTTATTGAAAAAGACAAACTACTCCACCAAATCTTCTCAGACATAACCAAAGATAATAGGTTGTCTCCTGATACGTTTGATAAATTAATTGAGGTGGTTAAACAATGAAAACAGAATTATTAGTTAAGCTGGCTGAGATACTGGGATGGACAGACGTTTACCCAGTTGAAGGCGTATACCCAATAGTTTTAGGTGTGCCGCCTGATTGCTCAATGGAGGAAGAATTCAACCCAGAAGAAAATTCTGAACAGTTGCTTGAGGTTATTGGGTTGATTATAGATAAGTATAACTTTTCTATTCACGCCGGTTTTGACGATAGTATAAGAGTGTTAAAGCCAAGTACCAGAATACAAAGCGAAGCCAAAACCATAACCAAAGCCGTAATGAAAGCAGTTGAAGCATTAATGGAGGATGAACAATGAAAGCATTTAAAGGACTTGTAAGCGTATTTATTATGTATGCGGCCGCTTTTGCTGTTGCTATTATTTTCGGAACAGTCGGAAATTCTATATTCTAAATCTTAAAAAAGGACTTATCTTTACAGATAATATATACTATTTGCATGAGCAAAAAGAAAACAGTCAGCAAGAAGAAAACAGCTAAAAAAAAGGTTGTTAAAAAGCGTTCTGCTAAAAAAAAGGCAAGTAAGAAAAAGACAGCCAAAAAGAAAACCAATAACCGGATAGGCGGCAAAAATTCTAAAGCTATTATCCGCACAGAAGAAGAATCAAGAAACGCTATGTACGGGAATTCATTCTGGAAAGCTAGAAGCACCCACGGCAGAAACCCTATATTCAAAAACCACAATGATTTATGGGATGCATGCCTTCAATATTTCACATGGGCTGAAGAAAACCCATTAAAAGAAGAAAAGCTATTTTCATTCCAGGGCGAAACTCACACAGGGGAAATAAATAAAATACGCGCTATGACAATTGGCGGGATGTGTATTTTTCTTGATATATGTCAAAACACATGGACTAATTATAAAGAAAAGAAAGGTGAAACGGACAAAGAGAAGGAATTAGCTCAGGATTTTTTGAGAGTCACTAGCAAAGTCGAAGAAATTATTAAGAGCCAAAAGTTTGAAGGAGCCGCAGCAGACTTGCTTAATGCCAACATTATAGCCCGTGATTTAGGGTTAAAAGAGAAGACAGAATTAACGGGCGAGAATGGAAAGCCCGTTAGCGTTGGTTTCTATTTACCTTCAAATGGTCGAGAACAGGAGCCAGAAGAAAAATGACAATGATGATTAATAAATTAACTGATTGGAGTGGTTTTTCTTATCATATAAACATGGAGTTTAAAGTTACAGGTGGAGAGAATTACACAATAATTAATATCGTGGAGCACAAACCAGAATCTAAAAATGATAAGTGGTATTATGATGTTTTCTTTTCAAACTACAAAGTAAGACGTATTTTTGAATTTAAAGAGATTGATTATGGATAAAAAATCATGAATACAAAAAATAATAATGATCGAGATGATAATTTCCTATTGTTATGGACAGGATTTTGGCTAGGAATATTATACGTGATCATAACTAATCAGTTGTGACAGGCAGTAAACACCAGAGGATAATAAAAAATGAACATTCAGAGAATTGCTGTTTTATACACAAAAAAAATACCAACGATGATTTCTAATGATATTGTAGAATTTATTTATATAAAAGCCGATCTGTTTAGCATTTATAAATATGCTGCCCTTTTTTTTAGCGGAATGATTATAGCTGATGATGGTGTTGATAATGAGTCAATCGAATATATAGCGGCTAAAGTTAGATTTATTACAGATAATAATTATGTTTAATTTTATAAAACCATTATTCTGCAATCGCCCACATCACGTACCGTTACTTAGATATTCAGGCATAAGTAAATTAGGATACGTCTGCAAGTATTGCGGGTATGAATGGTACGAAAACAGATCTAGAAAAAGCCAGATATTAGTTCGGTCAATAAAAACTAATGAGCGCAAAGATACTACCGTTTGATAAAATAAAAATGGATGAAGATGTTGTTTTTGTTCCCCAGGAGGGTAAACAAAGCGACTTTCTTTCATCAAGTGCCGATATTGTAATTTATGGCGGTGCTGCAGGTGGCGGCAAAACTTATGGACTTTTATTAGAAGCTGCAAGAAATACAGGCAATCCTAATTTTGGTGCGGTGTTCTTCAGAAAGAATTCAACACAAATCACGAATGAGGGCGGATTATGGGATACGTCACTCGATGTTTATCCATACCTGGGTGCAGAACCAAGAACAACACGAAACGATTATAAATTTCCCTCAGGCGCAAAAGTATCATTCAAACATCTTGAATATGATCAAACGGTTTTAGACTGGCAAGGTTCGCAAATTCCGCTGATATGTTTTGATGAATTAACCCATTTTAGTGAATATCAATTTTTCTACATGCTTTCTCGAAATCGTTCTACCTGCGGTGTGCGTCCTTATGTAAGAGCAACAACTAATCCCGATGCTGATTCATGGGTAGCCAAATTTATACAGTGGTGGTGGGATCCAGAAACAGGCGATCCTATCGAGGAAAGGTCTGGCGTTGTTCGCTGGATGATTCGCATTAAAAACGAAATAAAATGGTTCGGTAGTTATGAAGAAGCAAAAGCGGAGGCCGAGTTAGTCAGTCATGATATAGAACCTAAAAGCGTGACATTCATTCCTTCAAAGCTGGATGATAATCAAATACTGGTAAAAGCTGATCCCGGGTATCGCGCCAACTTGTACGCACTAAGCGAAGTAGAACAAAAAAGGTTATTAGGTGGTAACTGGCTGATACGTGCAACAGGCGGAAAGAAATTTAAAAAAGTATGGTTTAAAATACATGATGAATATCCGCGTCGATTTAAAAAAATATGCCGTTACTGGGATTTAGCAGCAACAGAACCTAAACCCGGCAAAGATCCTGATTGGACGGTTGGTACGAAAATGGGGATTGATCACGATGATATTATCTGGAAGATTGATCAGAAACGATTTAGAGGAACACCTGGCGCAGTTGATAAGCTAATCACAGATACAGCGGAAGAAGACGGAAGAAAAGTCACAGTAGTAATTGAAGAAGAAGGTGGCTCTTCAGGTAAGTTCACTTCAGCACACTTCGCCAAGCTGTTGATTGGTTATATATTCAGATCTGATCGTCCGTCAGGTAGCAAGGAGGTAAGGGCAAATCCCTACGCAGCATACGCAGAAAACGGAAATGTGAATATAGTTCGCGGTGATTGGAATAAGGTAGATTTAGATGAACACGAAGCCTTCCCGAACCCAGATGTACATGATGATACGGTAGATTCCAGTTCAGGCGGTTTCAAATTCTTAACTGAAAAGCCAATAAGCACAGCCGAAGCAATGAAAAATTCAAAACGTATGAAAGGAAGAATCAGACGATCATCCCGCTTTTAAAATTATCGTGCTATTATTTGATGAAAGAATTTAGGAGATCTTCAAATGGCAGTTGTTAAAAAAGTTAATTTTGCACCTAAGAAAGTAAAACGCACAGCATTGAAACTTGATCGCTGGACAAATCCTTCAAGCGGGTTTGGTGGTGTCGCTGATCCAATGGCGCGAACTTTTTTTGGTCGAGACTTTACGATCACTCAAAGCGAGCTTGATGATCTGTATGAGGGTGACTGGGTTGCACGGCGAGCAATCGACATACACGCGAAAGACGCTACGCGCGAATGGGTGCAATTAACGCATGACGATGATTTAGATAAAGCGCAAAAAGTCACAGACGATATGACCCGTCTTGATGTTCAGGCGAAATTCAAAGAGGCAATCATACTTGCTCGACTGTATGGCGGTTGCGCTATGATCATTGGTGCGTTTGATGGTCAAGAAGTTGATCAGCCGTTAGGTACTGTTGAGCGTGTTGAATGGATCGAGAACGTCGATCGCTTTCATGCTTACCCGTCCACCTGGTACCAAGACCCGCTTGATCCGCGTTTCGGAACACCTGAAACATACACGATACAAAGATTATCGGTTGTAGGATCATATACAGCACAAGTGCACGAAACCCGAATCATAAGATTCAACGGGAATTATTTACCGCCACGCTTAAGAATTCGTAACTTTGGTTGGTCTGCGCCAGTATTTCAATCAATACGTGAAGCACTTCGCCAGTTTGGTGTTGCTACTCAGTCAGGTGCCAGTGTGCTACAGGATTTTGTAACACTGAAAGTTCAAATTGATAACTTGACCGAGTTGTTGCGTGATGAAACAGGTGAGGAAGAATTAGTTAATCGTTTAAGTGTAATGGCACAAGAAAGATCAAATCATAATCTGGTTGTTTATGGTGCAGATGAACAAATAGAAAAAATGGGAACGCCTATTACTGGCTTAACAGGTTTAATTGATCTTTATCTTGATGTTATGTCAGCAGCAGCCGAAGTGCCTAAGAGTCGTTTCTTTCATAATGAAACTGGTCGCCTGGGTGGTGATGGTGGTGAAGCCGATAAAATTACTCACTATGACAATATAGCCGCATTTCAAAAAAATGATTTATCTGCACCACTTCAGAAGTTGATCGATATAATTGCCGAACCATTAGGTTTTGATGAAGGGATTATTAAACATGATTGGAATTCCTTATGGCAGCTATCAGATTCAGAGAAAGCAAAGCAATATTTAGATGTTGCACAAGCTGATAATGTTTATATCCAGGCGGGTGTTTTAGAACCTGAAGAAGTGGCGATCAATCGTTTTGGTGGTGATGGCCTTAATTTAAATGATATGACGATCGATACGGATCGCCGCCAGAAAATGCTTGATGAAATAGCAAAACAGCCTATTGATCTTGATGAAGGTGAAGGTGAACTGGACGAAAACGGCGTACCTGTTGTGCCAGAGGAAGAAAAAGAAGAAGGAAGCGAGGAAGAACAGTAGATTGTTTTTGTGATACAATAGCTAGAAATAACATTAAAAGAGGCTCCACGTGGAGTACAAAAAAGAAGTAGAAAGAGAAAGAGATTTTGTCGGACCTATTGCGTTGTGGGATTATTGTTCTAAATGCCGTATTAATCCGAGAAACTATAATACAAGCTGGTGCAGATTTTGCCATGCTGAATATATGCGCACTAACAGAACAAGACATTCACAGTTATCTCCAGTACAGCGCAAAAAAGCAAATGCCCGATCTTACGCAAACGTATATAAACGCAGAGGCAATCTAATCCAAGAAGACTGCAAAGAATGCGGGAGTCCTAATTCTGAAATGCACCATGATGATTATGACAAACCTTTGGAAGTAACCTGGTTATGTAGAATATGCCATTTACAACTTCATGAGACAGAAGATGATTAGAAACAGAAAAAAAATTCGTAGGAAATTGCCTACAATTAAAATTCGCCATCTTGAATCAATGCACCGGGCGCGCATAAAACTAATCGTTGATCCTGTTCGCGCTATCATTGAGAAAGAATTATTTCCCAGTTTAGAAACTTTTGTTAGTGAAAGCAGGACAAGAAATGATGATACGAGTGATATTATTTCTACTATTTTTGGTCGGGTTCGTGTGTCGTTTGCTGCGCGTCATAGTAAGACTTTGACAGAAAGAGAGTTAAAACGATCAGCTGATCGAATTGCACAAGCTGGCGGTGATATTCATAGAGCGCAATTAAAAACGGTTCTTGGTGTTGATCCCATATCTGCCGAGCCATGGTTAGAAACTGAAGTTAATGCCTTTGTAAAAGAAAATTCTTCATTAATAACAACATTAACAAACGAACAGATCGACAAAATAGAGCAACTGGTTTTCCGTGAAGGTCGTCGCCGGGCTTCAGTCAGAGAAATTCATTTAAAAATTCGTGACGTATTCAAAACAAGTGAAGCGCGCGCAGCATTGATCGCACGTGATCAAGTTTCAAAGTTTAACGGTAAGCTGACAGAGATTCGCCAACGTAATGCGGGGATCGTTAAGTACAAATGGCAAACATCACAAGACGGACGAGTCAGAACGCTTTCAAACAGCCATGGCTATTCAGATCACGGTGGATTAAACGGTAAAGAGTTTTCATGGAACAAACCACCGGTAACAGTCTTTAAAGGAAAACGGGCAGGAGAAAGGAATCATCCAGGCGAAGATATTAATTGTCGCTGTGTTGCGCTACCTGTTTTAGATGATTTAATACCAGGATTACCATCAAGAGTTATAGGCCAAAATGAAATTTAATTTAAAAGTTTGCATTATCTGGAAAACGGTGCTTTAATTTCGTCAATGGCACTCCGATTCGACATAGCAAAACTTGAAAACCCGAAAATAGATCATAATGGCTATTTAAAGGCAGAAGTCGTATTGACTCGAACAGGCGTTTTTAAATATCGACGTGCTGATGGTTCAATCAGTAATGAATTAAGATCTCCTGAAGATGTAAT